GTTGTTCTTAAAATCATGGTCCAAATAGAGGCTCCATTGACCGAAAAGGCTGCCCATTGCGCGATTTCCCTGGCCCAGAGGCTGGCCCCATTGCGCGATAGCCGGGCTGATTTTGAGAACCAGGGCCTGGCCAGGTGGACAAATGTACACTAGACAGGGGTCCAGGAAGAAAAATTCGTTTGACTCCGCGCCGTTCGTGGTCTATACTGTCAGTGTCGAGCCGGGCGGGCCGGCTCGCGACGCGGGAGTCAGACATGATCGCTACACTGTGCATCGCCGGTTTCCTCGCGGTTCTGATGGCGGAGCGCTGGGCGGGCCGGGCCGCGCGGCAAGGCGCTGGCAGAAAAATTTTGGTTGACACCCTCGCGAACGTGACCTATGCTAGTGTTGTCGAGCCGGACGGGCCGGCTCGCGGAACGATGAAAGGGGTTGATCATGGCGGTTGTTGACACGTTCTTACTGTGCTGGGCGGTTGTGGCGGTTGTTGGGACGTTGTTCGCAGCGCTCGCTCCGCGTATCTGATCACTTGTTCACCTGTACGGGAGTCTAGGCAATGTTCACTGAGAAAACGAAGTATGTCCCGGTCTACCGCGTGACCACGGCGCGGAGGGTGTTCTACACTAACTCCGCGAGCCGGGCCGAACGCATCGCGAGCCGATACGCTTCCTCCGCGATCTGGGAGCGCGTTGACAAGTGCTGGCAGCGCATCGCGTGACCTGCCATCCTGGACCCTGCCATTATGGCAGGGTCCAGGAATTCGGGAATTCCGCTTGACAACCGCGAACCCCTGACCTAGTATGTCAGTGTGCGGGGCGCATGTCGCGCCTTGCGGTTCGCAACGGGAGCTAGAGCGATGGAACAAGTAGACTTCAAAGGACGGACGTTCAATCTGATCGGACGTTTCGGACACGTCCGGGCGCTGTCGCATGTCGAGCAAGACTTGACGGGCGGCGCTGGCATCGTGGTTGACGAAACAACGAATTCGGTTGTTGCCGAATTCGGGCCGGACAGGAGCGATTTCGGTTCGTGGCACAGTGCGGTGAGATCGCAGGGAATCTCACTTTTTACACTCAGCATCAATGGGATGACGCGCGAATACGCGAGCGATCCTAACCCGTTGGTCAACCGGGCGCTCTTCATCCTGATGAGCGAATCCCGCGCCAGTGCGCCTGTCATCGTGAACGATCACGGCGAAGTTGTTGCTACGATCGCACGAACGCAAGGCGCGGGCGCAACCGTTGTGTGGGCAGAAAACGGGCGGGTTGATCGCTGGCGCGAACTGACTTGGGTTGTGATCGGTGGCGAACCCGTGGCGCTGGTCGGTACGCTCGGCGGGCGCATTCAGCAAGTGTAGCAACAATCGTGTCGAACCGGGCGGAAAAGAAAAACGAAAAATTCCGCCCGGTTCGGTTGACTCTGACGGAAAGTGTGCTATAGTATCAGTGTCAGGCGAGCAACGCGGGCCGCGCGTCGCGGGCCGGTTGCGAGCTGAACGAATGGCCTACGGGCCGGGAGCTAGTCGTGAAGAAGTCGAGAAAGCAGATCGTTCTGTCCAAGTTGGTCAGCAGTGACGCGGTGAACGCGCGTCTCGCGGACAATTACGATCTGGACAGTCTGCGCCCGCAGATCATCGCAAAGGGCGGGATCATCACCCCTCTCGTCGTCGAAGCGATTGCCGGGACGGATGAATTCCTTGTCCTCCAAGGCAACCGTCGCAAGCGCGCTGCCGACCAGATCACGAGCGATCCCGCCGCGCTCGCCGATGTCAAGCTGGCGCTTGCCAAGCTGGATTGCATCGTCTACGAAGGGTTGACTGATGCGGAGCGCGATAGCCTGATCTTTGACCACGGCGAAACGCGCCCCCTGAACCGGGAGGAAACCCTTCTCGTCGTCTGGCGCAAGTTCAAGGAATTCAAGAAAGAGCGCGAGATTGGGCAGGCGCTCTATTACGCTCTGGCGCGATACACTGGCAACGAACGGAAGTTGAACCAACTTCCGACCGATCCGGCGGCGCGGGAGAAGTACCTGTCAACGTGGTTCCGTGGTACGCTGGGCCAGTACATGCTGAGCGCTGCCACGATGACGGACGAAGTGCGCGAAGCGATGATCCTTACCGCCCGGAAGGAAGACGGGCGGTTGAAGGATGGGGAGAGTGTTCCGTTTCTCGCGACGCGCGATCGCATCGTCGAATTGTCCAAGGCGCGAACCGCTGACGAGAAAGCGGAGGGATGGAGCCCGACTAGCGGCGGCGCGACGTTCAACGCCACGATTCAGCGCTTCAAGGATGAGGATGCGGGTAAGGCTACTTCCGGCGGGAAGAAGTCGCGCCCCAGCGTAAAGGATCTGAACGACCGTCAAGCGATGTTCAAGAGCGCAGCGCTCAAGAGCGCTTTCGCGGTTGCGGCGGGAGACGATGCGGCGGGCGCGGCGCTTCTGATGATGGATGATGCGATTCATCGCCAGACGATCGTTAGCGAGATCATCGTAAAGGCGCTGCCGACCGTGAAGGACAACGACGTTCGCTCTCTGCTGACAGCGCTGGTCGGTTCCGGCCCGCCCGCCGATGTCGAGATGGCGCTTTCTCCCTTCGTCAAGTAACCTCTCCCCTCACGCGGGGCGCCCCGCATGAATCCGGCGGGAGAGGACACGATGATAACCCTAGTGGCGGGTTGCGTCGTGTTGTACATCTTGACGGTTGTTCACGATGCTTTGACACGACGCAAGTAGCGTGCCGCGCGGCCCGGAACGAATTCCGGGCCGCGTTCGGTTGGAGGTATAATCATGCTGGACAGCAACGTTGTCCGCGACACAATCGCGAGGTTGCGCGCTGACGGATGGCACTATGAACGTGACTTGTTCTCCGCTGTCGCGCCCTATCAAATTGGTACGGTTGTCGAAACTTTGCAGGTTCTTGCCCTAGCAGGAAACATTCGCGCCGCGGGTGAAGACGACAAGAAATGGACAGGTAAGAACTAGCTCCTCGCGCCTCGCGTGAACGGATTCACGCGAGGCGCGATTTGATTTCACAATCCGGAACAGAGAGGTAATCATCATGGACCCGCTAGTGATTTTGGCCGCGCTCTTCCTGTATCTTAGTCAGGACTAATTAGGCGAGCCTAACTGATTTCGGTAGCGGATGCTAACCCACCAGGTTAGTCCTAGCATGTAAGCGCAGCCTAAGCAACCCGGTTCGCCGGACCTAACGCCAGCGCGTAAGATCCGACCGAAGCGCGGCCTAAGCCGCCCAGTTAGGCTCGTCTAATGATTTGCAAATCATGTGCCATCCGGCCCGGAAAGAAAAAAGAAAAATCCGCTTGCTTCTTTCCGGTCGCGTGCTATGATTCTAGTGTCGGGTAGCACAACGCGGCCCGCGAGACAAGGGAGCTAGAACGATGTCACTGAACGAATGGACGGCGGTTTTCGCAAGCATCCTGTCAACCCTTGCGGAGACGAACGGCGGGCCGGAGTCTTCCCTGTACCTAGCGCTCGGCGCTGACCTGAACAAATGGGAAGTAGCCAAGCGTATCCTAGTCGGCGCGGGGTGGATGAGTGTACAAAATCACTGGTGTACACTGACTGACACGGGCCGCGCGAAAGCGAAGGAAATCAACGCGCTGGTGTAACGTTCACCTGCCAGGATGGCACCCGCGCGGGTGCCATCCTGGCAGTCAGAAAAAGTTTCTGATTTTCCTTGACAACCGCCGAACGGGAGCTAGACTGTAAGTGTCAGGCGAGCGACAACCGCGAGCCGACAACCCGGAGAACGAACCATGTTCACGATCGGAAACGTCGCCCTGAAATTCCTGACGGACAGGGGTGGAGTACATCTGACGATTGAGTCGACCTGCCCAATCGCCGTCTACATTCATGCTGTCAAGAGCAGCGCGGACGCAACATGGTCATTCAGCGTCGGAGACGATCGCAAGGAACTGCGAGCCGACGTAACCATTCATCGTCTGATGATCAACGCGGCCCGCCGGGAGTTGACCGATGATGACGTTATCGATCTAGGCGAGATGTAGCCTGTTGCCTGCCAGGATGGCACCCACGCGGGTGCCATCCTGGCAGGCAAAAAGATTTTGAAAATCCTCTTGACAACCCGCGGCGCTGTGCTAGACTGTAAGTGTCAGGCGAGCGACAACCGGAGACGCAAAATGTTCCTGATGAACTGGCTGATGAGCGAAGCGACGACAAGGGTTTCAACCGCCCCGCGACCGCGTCGAAGCGATCGCTAACAACGTCGGTGGCTGGATTCTGACCGGGCGGGTTGACTAAGCAAGGGGTAGAACATGAACGAAATCCTGAAGGCAGGCAAGACAATCCGTGTGAGCAACCGGAACGCAGGCAAGGCGCACCATGCGACAGTTAAGGCGCTGGTCAATATGGGTTGCGTCGTCGTCCGGGCCGATAAGACTCTTGCCCTGACCCCTAGTGAGGAACACCACAACCCGGCCCGCAGCAAGGCAGAGAGCAAGCTACGCGAGGCGCTGGCGTTCGCGATGGAACGCGAGGCAACGTGTCGGCGGATGATGGACAATGGTACATGCAACCGCGCCCGGTGGATGCAATGGGTGAGGAAGGTTGAAGCGCTGCGAAACGAACTGAACACCCTGTAAGGATGTACACAATGAACACAAGAACAGTTTTCCTACTGCTGTGCGGCGGTTCACTGGTGTACATGTACGCTACTCATACTCCTGTACAGTCCACCCCTGTACACCCTGTACACCCCGCCTTACCTGAACGCCCTATTGCTACTGCTGTCCTGTCCACCCCTCCTGTACAGCCTACCCCTACCCTACCCCTGTCCACCCCTGCCCTACCGTACACCCCTGTACAGCGTAGCACCCCTACTCTTCCGTACACTACCCTTGCCGACAAGGTAGCACGAGCAAAGGAAATCGGGATCTGTATATCCGATACTATGTCCTACTGTACCACAGTAACCCGTTCTTGTGAGGGCAAAATCATCCCGCAAGAGAGACAGTCATGTGACAGCGTAACTGGCTCCCGGCCCTTGCAACCTTGCGTCAAGGTTAGGGTAGGGCGCAGCAGTGTACACCGTGTCACTACTGTACAGCGTAGGGGTAGGTGAACAGAGAGGAAGTGTACATGAAATCAAGGCGCAGCGATGTACAGTGTACAGACGTGTACCCTGGGGAGTGTAGCAAGTCGCGTGCCGGGGAGGGGTCAAAAACCGAAAGAAAACCGAAAGGTTGCAAAATCCTGGCCGCCCGCCTACCTCTGAGTCATTACGAAAAGATTTGAAACCGGCTGCTCGGCTGCTCGGCTGCTCGGCTGCTCGGCTGCTCGGCTGCTCGGCTGCTCGGCACAAGACACTTGGCTCTGAGTATCTTGTCCCAAGCAGCCTGATGTTTTAACGGCGTTGCCTCTGGTAGGCCGGGTGGGGTCTGATCTTCAAATCAGTAGGCCGGTTCCATCGATACGGGCCGCTTACAGCGAACTTGGGAACCAAGATTATTCCCAGCTTGCACTTAGGGAAACTCAGTGTCTGGGATGATTTGGAAGGCATCAGGTGTCTCCACGAACAGCATGTCAGTTCCCTAACACGGATATAGGCTTCATGAACAACAACGTAGCCTCTCGCTCCGACGATGCTTTTACGAAGCATTCCGTTGCAAGTGACTATCCACAGGCGTCTCCAGAAAGGTCCATGCCCCAGACAGGTCAATGACCGGCCCGAATTTCCTTGATGTGTTTCTCCACGATTTTCACTTCCTTTTCGGGAATGTCGTGGCCGAGCTTGTTGCTGATTAGCAACTTCAGCTCTTGTTGGTCGCTGTAGTGGTAGTTACCATCCACAGCATGTTGCGCGATAGCCGTTAGGATAGCATCGGACACTGCGGTCGTCATGATACACGGTCAATGGGCGACCATGAGTCATGGTGTACGTAGGACCGCTTGCATTGAGGGCACACGACTTGCGTGTCGCCATCGGCGGAAAACAAGCGGGTTTGAACCTGTGCATTGGGGTACGGCATCGAACACGGTCATAACACATCACTCCAAGCCGTGCTTGCAAGCTAAGGGGAATAGTGGGCAGGCCGGCCTCAGATCACGAATTGCCTTTTCAGGTAGTTGCGCCAGTATCCCTTGAGGGATTGATGAAGTTGCTGGGCGTTCGGTCTCCTTCCGTACTTGTTAAAGAACCAGTTTGTGAAATCTTGCCCAGTGCCTCTGTTATCTAACAGTATGAGTCCTGAATCGGTCTCATATTGGCGAGACTGTTAGCCTTCACAAGCCCACAGATTTCAGCACTGGCTGCCTCTCTCAGAAGCATACGTACCTCCCTGGGGTCGGGGTTTGGCGAATCTACGTTGATTTCGCCAAAACTTGAGTAGCTGTGTTACAAGCCTGTTGATCCCCTTTCAGGATCGCGAAGGCGAGTTTTCTCACCGGATCGGGGTCCGAAGTGACTGATACCGTAGGCTTGCTCAATCCTGGGTCGGGTCAGAAAGTGTGTTGTCTGGGCTACTGGTACGCATCGTAAGGCGCTTCGACTCTTACCGGAAATTCATGGTCGTACCACCAATCAAATTCCAACTTGAGCCGACCCTCCTCCTTTCCCACAACGCGACAGATGAAATCAATCCCTGAGATCGCAACCTCCGCGCCTAGTGGTAGTTCCTCGTAGGTGTGGGTGATTTTGTGATTTCCCCACTCTTTCAGCACAAGTCGGTGACTCAAATCGCCCTCCAAAATCAAATCAGAGTGCAATTGCGAAGCGCACGCTCCGCTACCTCATTCTAGCACACTTTTCGCCCACTGTCAACCAAAAAGATTCAAAATTGATTTGATTTCCAAAATGCTTGGATTTTCAAATCATCGATTTTAACATAGCATTTTCCAGAACGCACAAAATTCCCGGAATTGTTGAGCAACACGGGCCAGTTCCGCAGTAATATAAGGTGCAGAGGTCTAGCCTCTTTGCAAAAGGGCGTTCTCGTTTTCGAGGGCCAGAAATGTATGATTTCAAAATCATGGAGGGGAGGTGATCCAACTAACGGTATCCTCTCCCTTTGAAATCACAAACAAGGGAGTAACGGCACATGAACAGTGAATTGCTGGTCCGGCTATTCAAGCTGGGCTGGTCGGCGTACAAATCCCTTGATGCCGCTCTGGCTAATACAACGCCTGAGATGCTCGAACAAACCCAAACGCAGTATGCTGCGTTTCACGGGTTGAGCGCAATGAGCGACATCGAGGACCACATCAACGAACCGCGCATCTGTGCATTGCCTGATGTGATGGCTGTTGGTCAATCTGTCTGCAAGTGGCCTGATGGTGAAATCACTTGGAACATTGTTGCTGATATCAAGGGCCTGTCCCGTGGGCAGGTCCAAGAGGGTGTAACCGAAGCTCTGAATCGGATCAAGCGTGTTTGCGGCATCCGTCCGCAATTTACGCCAGGCAACCCTCGAGCGCGGATCAAAATTGGTTCGCGTGGAATCGATGGTCCTATGGGCGTGCTTGCGGAAAGCGAGCTACCTTGCGGTGGCGTCCAGGTCTGCCGACAGTGGTATGACAATGGCGAGCCGTGGGGCATGTTCAACGGTGCTGGCAGCGGGATTGATTTTATCCGCGTTGCTTGTCACGAGTTGAGTCACGCTCTCGGTCTTGGGCACATTGGTGCGGGCAATCTGAATGCTCCGACATACAGTCGGAACATCTGGGAGCCTCAAGCAGGTGACATTGCTGAACTTGTGGCACGATATGGCAGTCCTTTGCCTCCCGCCAAGGACGATCCGCCTCCCACCAAGTTCGAGGAATATGTCATCCGTGTTCAAGGCAAGATGACCATTGATGGTTGCCGCATCACAAGGCTCCTTACCGCGTGAGGTAAAATCATGCGATATCTCTGGGGCGCTTTCACCCTGCTTTGTTTCACCTTTCTGCTAGGCGCGGAAGGGGCGAGGGAGAAAGCGCCTCCGAGTGCTGACTCTCACGCCCAGAAACTCTATGCGTGGTTGAAAAGGAAAGATCCTGCTGAAGCGTGTAACTTCCGCGCACTTTCCTATTACAACTATGCCCAAAACAAAGCAGTTGGTAAGCGCGTCAAATCGATGCGATTTTGGATCAATCAACTGCACCTTGAGTCGGCTGTCTCATTTGCTGAAGAGGTTCCCGGAACAGATGGATTGCTATATGCGATCGATCTCCGTGAGCTAGGCTGGAATGCTGAAAGCTGGTCAGCTATCGCTCGACGAGAGCCTTATTTCAGAGAGCCGGCTGTTGATTCTGCCACCGCAATCTTGCTTCGCAAGATGATCGGGGTAGACCAAGACCCCAAAACACTGCATGCGGAAGCCATTGTCAGAGCTGACTGGTTCTTCCGTGAGACGATGGAAGCTGATCGTTCTCCGTCGTATTATGACGCTCTGTTCGCCAAATTCCGCTTTGGGAAGACAAAGACTGTCACCGAGACTGTTGTGGTTACGCCTGAGAAGAAAGAAATCTTCAGGCACACGGATGGTTATATGTATGAAAGGACCATACCAGCAGTCAAGAAAGAAGTAACTCGCAAAGTCGGCGGGTTTCAAGATTTCCCAAAGAACGAGGCGGAATTCGAGAAGGTGTTCGCTGTGGACAAGTTCCGCGCACACCTAAAAGAGTTCAAGATTGACACTCGACACGGTGCTGTTGTCGAAGGCCAAGAAAAGGGCGTCTCGATTGTTGCACGTCAAAATCGTCTTGTTGAGCGAATCATTACTAACACTGGTTCCTACTACAAGGCGTATGACGTAAAGGAAACAACTGGCAAACGTGACTTTGCCGAAACTCTGAACAAAGACTTTGAGTTCGACGCTGGGGAGATTTTGACAGATACGCCTTGTGGTGGTCTGGCTGCTCTCCTTGTCGATAAGAAGGGTAATATTGTTCAGACCGCAGACAATCGATTTGCAACTGATACAAGCGATTTGAAGTTCGACGCTCGGGTGCGTACACCTGGATCGTGCTTCATTTGCCATGAGCAAAAGTTCATCAAGCCGCAAAATCTTGTCGAGGACATGCTCAAATCGGGCATCGACATTCTCTTCAAGAAGAAGGACAAAGCTGTTGGTGCTAGGGCGTTCTTCCTTGATTGGCAGGACAAGCTAGAAACTGAACAGACCCGGTTCACGAAGTTCATTCAACGGACAAGTGGTTTCCGGCCTGGTGAAAATGCACTTCAGTTGAAAATCTGGCGTGACGAGTACGATGCTCCGGTCACGTTGAAGGTCGCAGCAGCCGAAATGGGCCTTACTGAGGCTGATTTTAAGCTCGTTGCGGTGAACAGCACGAAGGCTCGAATTCTCATGCTTGTGCGAGGACTCAGCATTCCTCGAAGAACATGGGAAGTCGATGGATACAAAGAAATGGTCCTTCAACTGAATGCGAGCAAGAAATGAAGAAGATGTTCGCTGCCCTGCTCGTGTTCATCACGACAGGTTTCGCTCTCGCGAGCGACTGCCATCTCAGGGCAAGGACTTCGTACTCGACGTACTTGCCCACTCATAAGTCGCCAACGCTGTATTATTACAGCGGTGGTTATTACTATGAGTATAAGGGTGGCGATCGTGGTCCCTTGTACTATTGGAGTGATGGTCGATACTGGCCGTATGACCATCATGACTACAAGTACAAGGAGACAGTGATTTTGGTTCCTAAGGCCATTCAGGTCGAAGTGAATCGAGATCACTACTATTCGATCAACAGTGCTGCGGCTCAAGACTTGCTGGCAGACGCCATCGTTGGACGTTTGCTGCGAATGCAAGGTGAGTTGAAATCGACACCCAGAACAACGCCCACCACTGGCGGTGGAACTCCTTCTGGCACCAAGCCAAAGGAAAAGGATCTTGGCGACGACCGTGCTGGTGCCCACCAGGACGCGAATCTGCTGAAGACAGTCAATGATTCCTGTGCCAAGTGTCACGGCGCAGGGTCGAAGTACACCAAGTTCGTAACCACGGATGGCAAGCTGACTGATCTGCCCGCTGGGAAGGTCTGGGAGGCTTTCGGTCTGGTCAACAGTGGGGAAATGCCCAAGGGTGGAAAGAGCATTGCTGACGAAGAGGTCAAGCTCTTTTACGCTTGGGCAAAAGCCGCTCGAAAGGACTAACTCCTTTTGTTCGAGTTGTGTTCGAGAAGACAGGCTATCAACGAACTGAAAATCAGTTCACATTCAACTTTTTTACTCCGGGACCGGGTGAAGATTTGTACGGCAATGGGAGTGTTACTCAAATCCTGTTGTCGGAATGAAACAACAAAGGAGGTCGAAATGAAGAAGTTTCTCTTCGCGGCAGTTGCGTTCCTTCTGTTCGCTCTGACCGCAGACGCGGCGGCTCCGGCTCGTACTCGCGTCGAAATCAACACAGGGCGTCGCTTCCCGGTTGCTACAGCACTCGGTCGCGGCATCAATCGTGTTGTGGGCTTCGTGCCTCGCACGATTGTGACGGCTTTTACGCCGCGTGCCCGAAATCAGGTCGTGGTCAAGACCGACACGGCTAAGGTTCGCGTGAACCGGCAACAAATCGTGGTCAACACTCCTCGCGCCCAGCGGGTGGTTGTGAACACGCCGCGTGTTGTGACCCAGCAGATTGTGCTGCGTAATCGGCATGTTGATCAGGTCCGGATTCAGCAGTTTGCCGCTTATCCGGCTGTTCAACAGGTCCGAGTCTATCCGGTTGTGGTCGGTCAGCTCGGCACCGAGGCTTACAAGGCCCAGGAGGTCGTTGACCCTCAGCCGACGGAGAAGGTGATTCTTCGTGAGGTTGCTACACCGCAAGTCGTGACCGAGAAGGTTATCCTTCGTGAGACAGCAGGCCACTGTGGTGCTGTGAGCCAATTCCGCGCTCGCGTTCGCACCGGCTACTAAGAAACCAAAACCCTCGCCGGTTCGTGCCGGCGAGGGTGGTTTCGCATCCAGAGGAAAATCATGTACCGTTTCGTTCTCTGTCTGCTGGTCCTGCTCGGTCTTGCTTCGATTTCGCAAGCACAGTATCGGGGCTATGGCCACAGTTACAACTATGGCCACAGTTACAACTATGGCCACAGTTACTACAAGCCGTACAATTACGGCTATGGCTACTCGGCTCCGAGCTACAAGTCGAGCTACGATTACTCGTACACATGGTACGAGGCGACTTGGTACAAGAGTCGCTGGTTCCCGGCTGGGTACTATTATTGGGACGGGCACTGCTGGTATCTGAAGGGGTACGGGCAGTTTGATGGCTACGATCGGGCACCGGCTCCGCCTGTCCCGAAGGGAAGCCCCGCTCCGAAGGAAGGCCCCGGCCTGAGTCCTGAGGAAATCAACAAGCTCAAGGAGCTTCTGAAGAAGCTCAACGACAAGTAAGGAGTCACGGTCATGCCCATTGAAAGCAAGTTCACGAGGGTTGAAGCCGATGACCCTCGTCGCTGTCAGGGCAGCTACCGTAATGGGCAGTGTCCTTACAAGGCATTGGACGGGAGCAATTACTGTCCGATGCACTGTGGGCCTTCCCAAGCGACTGCTCAAGCCAACAAGGCTAGAAGAATCTACCAGCTTTCAAAGTGGCAGAGCCGTGTCGGCGAACTGGCCGATCATGAGCAGGTTAAGGGGCTGCGGGAGGAAATCGGCATCCTGCGGCTTCTGATGGAAGAAATTCTTGGTGTTTGCCATGATTCAACCACCCTGCTTATGTACTCCAACCGTTTGAGCGATTTGGCAACGCGAATCGAGAAACTTGTTTCCTCGTGCCATCGCTTGGAACAGTCGTCCGGTCTGCTGCTTGACAAATCTGCTGCACTTAATATTGGTGCCCAGATTGTCGAAATCGTCAGCCGGTACGTGTCGAACGAAGACGCTTTGGATGCAATTGGGCAAGGCATTGTTGATGCAATTGTCAAAGCCCAATCCTCAAGCAAGAAAGAACCGTGAAAATTGAAGCTGTGACGGTCCTCAACAGTCCAATGCAGTATGAGGTTCGAGGCAACGGTGTACCGCTCCCAATGGGGAGAGCGGTCGCAAAATCCGTCAAAAGGGCGTTTTATGACCCTCAAAACATTGAAAATGGCGGTAAAGGAAACGGCTGAAAAGCTGTGTGACTACAAAAGCACTTGCAAAGTGCTTTTGAAAGCCGCCAAAAAGAACAAGGACACCATTTTATTGGTGCAAGCAACGTCACTGTTAACACTGGCTTTCCTCTTGAACCGGGAGAGTGGGTCTGGCTACCGAATGTCGATTACGACATGATATATGCGGTAGGCAATGACAAAGACACACTCCATATGCTTATTTGGAGTTGAAATGTCCAAATTCTCAGCCGACGTGCTTGTTTTTGGCCTGATTATCTACGTGATCCTCAAAATCATCGTGTGGCTGGCAACATGAACGATATTGCACGTCTTCTCGCAGAGCGAGTGGCTTCTGGGCTGAAGCGAAAATCGCTGACAACTTGCTCTCGATGGGCTGAAGCATGCCGGGTTATGGGAAAGCCCTTTCCTGGCCCTTGGACCTTCAAATGGCATCCCTGGCTTCGGGAGATGCACGACAGTGATGCAGAATTCAATGTCGGTATGAAATCTGCTCAGGCAGGTTATACAGAAACTGCCCTGAACAGGGTGTTCTACATGATGGACATTCGAGCAATTGATTGTTTGTATGTCCTTCCGACAGCTAACCCGGATGCTAGTGATTTCTCTGCATCGCGATTCAATCCCGCGATCGAGATGTCAGCACATCTAGGTAAGATGTTCTCCGATGTTGATAACGTCGGACACAAACGAGCCGGTAATGTCAACTTGTTTGTTCGTGGTTCTAGAGCGCGTAACCAGTTGAAATCGATTCCGACTGGTATGATTGTGCTTGATGAGCTTGACGAAATGGACAAAGACAATGTTCGGCTAGCACTTGAGCGGTCTGCTGGTCAAATCGAGAAGCAGGTGTGGGCGATTTCAACGCCTACTATTCCGAAGACTGGCATTCATGAGATGTATCTGAATACAACTCAAGAACACTACTTCTTCAAGTGTCCGTGTTGTTCAAGATGGACGGAAATTATCTTTCCAGAATGTCTTGAAATCACAGCAGAAGACATCAATGACCCAAAGGTGTTGGAGTCGTTCTACAAGTGCAAGGAGTGCAAGAATAAGCTGCACCATGAAACAAAGTGGGAGTGGCTTGCTAATGGGCAGTGGATCTCTCAATTTGCAGGTACACAAGGACGGGGGTTTCATGTTAATCAGCTCTACTCGTCAGCTTTGGCTGGTAGACCACATGAAATCGCTGTGTCTTACTTGAAGTCTCTGCGAGATCCAGCCGAGGAACAAGAGTTCTACAACTCGAAGCTCGGAATGCCACACATTGTTGCTGGTGCTGGCGTGTCTGACGAAGACATTCGTCGTAACACTGGCGAGTACCGCATTCATGAGTATGCCCCACATAACGGGCTTATCACAATGGGTGTGGACGTTGGCAAATGGCTGCATTGGGAGGTTGACTTGTGGACGTTGGGCATTGTAACGAACACAGTTGACATGAACGTGGCAGCTTTTGCTCGCGTGCTTGCAATGGGCAAGTGCCGGGATTTCGAGGAACTGGATGATTTGCTTCGGAAGTTCGCTGTGTCTTGTTGCGTCATTGACGCAAATCCTGAAAGACGCAAGGCACACGAATTTGCTTGCCGTTTCAATGGATTCGTCAAGCTCTGCATCTATGTTGCTGGAATTGCTGGAAAGCAAATTCACTTCGGCAACGAAAATGATGCTTTCCAAGGCGAGCATCTTGTCAAGGTTGATCGGACGGCTTGGTTGGATTTGTCTCTCGGGCGGTTCAAGAAAGAAGGGATGATTAAAATCCCTGTTGATTCGCCGCGAGAGTACAAAGAGCATATCAAGACCCCCGTTCGTGTCTATGAGAAAGACACAACTGGAAATCCGGTCGGTAAGTACGTGTCCCCTAACGATGAGGACCATTATGCTCATGCTCGTAACTATGCAGAGATCGCTCTGCAATTTGCTGCGAGTATGGCAAATCCGCAAGACATCGTGGAGTGAGGTGTTCAATGGGTAATCAAGTTACAGTCGCGACTATTACCCATCCTTACTATGGGCAAAAGTTCGCCGACTGGCAAAAATGGCGTGATGTCTACGAGGGTGGGCAGCACTTCATTGACGCTTACTTGGAGCCATTTTCGTCCCGAGAGGGTGAAGTTGCTTTCAAGCGTCGAAAGAAGGTCACGTACAACCCTGCTTTTGCCAAGCAGGCTGTGAACGAAATCAAAAACTCGATCTTCCAGCGGCTCATTGATGTGAGCCGTGTTGGTGGGTCTGAGACGTACCGAAGGGCAATCGAAGGTAAGGACGGAGGCGTCAACCTTCTCGGCGAGTCAATGATGAGTTTCATTGGTCGCCGGATTTTGCCCGAACTGCTGACAATGGCTCGGGTTGGTGTCTATCTAGACATGCCCGAAGTGTCAGGTGTGACGATTGCGGACTCAATTGATGCTCGGCCTTATTTGTACATGTACCACACTGAAGATATTCGGTCGTGGTGCTATGACGAAGAGGCAAACAACAATGAGTTCACAAACGTCTTGCTCCGAGACTACTACAACGTGTATGATGGTGAGACGGGTTTGCCCATTGGCACATCTTGCCGTTATAAGCGATTGTGGATTGGAGACGATGGCTTTGTCCATTGTCAATACTATGACAAGGATAGCGAGCTGGCCTACAAGGATGGCACTAAGGCTGAAGGAATGGACACTGAAATCGTTCTGGAAATCAAGCGGATTCCGTTTGTGCTAATGGAGCTTTCTGACTCCCTCCTTTCGGAGGTAGCGAACTACCAGGTTGCACTTCTGAATCTGGCTTCGTCGGATATCGCGTATGCTTTGTTTGCGAACTTTCCGTTCTATATAGAGCAATACGAGCCGCGTGCTGTCAGCCCTCATTTGAGGACTCCTAGCCAAGGTTCTGGAGGGGAGGCTTCCGATGCTGCGAGTGCTAAGGCTGAAGAGGTACGTGTTGGGACAACGACGGGCCGTCGTTATCCTAAGGGTCTTGAGCGTCCGCAGTTCATCCATCCTTCGGCGGAACCGTTGAAGGCTTCGATGGAAAAGCAGGAGCAGCTCAAGGAAGAAATCAGGCTGTTGGTCAACCTTAGTGTTGCCAATCTTCAGCCAAGAGGGCAATCCGCTGACAGCAAGAAAGCTGACAACGATGTTCTGGAGGCTGGGCTAAGCTGCATCGGTATGGAACTTGAGACGATGGAGCGAAAGGTTGCCCAGTTCTGGAATGCCTACGAGAACAAGGGCGAAGCGACAGTGAATTATCCTGAGACCTATGAGATTAGGTCTCCTGAAGAGAAGCAAGCAGAGGCTCAGACTCTTCAGAAGGTATCGGGCACAGTTCCGTCCAAGACTTACCAAAAAGAAGTCGCAAAGCGGATTGCCCGTCTCACTGTTTCTCGCAATGTCTCTGTCGAGCAACTTCGCAAGATTGATGCTGAAATCGATAAGGCGAAGGGCTACACAGTTGATCCCGAAGTCATCGCGAAAGATGTCGAAATCGGGGTGTGCGACTTGGAGACTGCCTCCCAGCTTCGCGGCTACCCTGAAGGCACTGTCGAGAAGGCTGCCGATGATCATGCTGAACGACTCGCGCGCATTGCGGAAAGTCAGGCGGCTGCAAAGCCTGCACCTAACGCAGCGGCTCGTGGTGTTTCTGACCAAGATGCAAATCCGTCAGGAGGCGGAGCAGCGGAAAAGAAAGCCTCAATGGATACCACTGCCGAAGGGACAGTGAAGGATAAGCAACGTGGAGACGGTGCAAAATCCGAAACCAAGAAAGAAAGCAAGGAGTAACATCCAATGGCTTTGGTCTGGATGGACGGGTTCGACCATCTGACCAATAGTCAGATGACTCGAAGATATTCCTCGTTCAGCGCTAACAGTCTTACCTCAAGCACGCGCTTTAGCGTTGGCCAAGCGGTCCACTTTACAGCCGCGTCTCATAACTTTGAGAAGATTCTGTCTAGTGCTGCTGCTTGGCGTATCGGTTGTGCTTTCCAACTAACATCGTTCCTGAGCAATGCTCCCACCCTCATGTATATCAGTGATAGCGGCACGACTCAAGCCGCTGTTTTGCTGAATAACATGAGATTTCAGATTACTGGTGCAGGTGGGACATCGCTCGGGATTTCGACAAGAGCTTTCAATTTGAACGTCTGGTATCATGTTGAGTGGTACATCGTTCCTGAAAACTCTTTGTCATCCGGTCATTGTGTTCTAATGGTGGACGGCGAACAGTGGATGAGTGTTACTAGTGGTGACACTCAGGCTACAGCCAATTCTTCTGCAAATAGAATTGGTGCTATTGGTTCGAGCAATTCAGTTTTGAGCATCGATGACTTGTTCGCGTTCCAAGAGTCAGTAACTAGCTCGCCAACATTTGACGGCGATATGCGAGTTGTGACTTTGTACCCAAACGGTAATGGTAACTACAGTCAGTTTGTCGGCTCAGATGGTAATAGCACGAACAACTTTCAGTTGGTCGATGAAGCTCAAGCCAATGACAACACTGACTACGTTGAGCGAGATGTAGTAGGGGACAAAGACTCCTACGCATTTGAAAATCTGCCGTCCACCCCTGATGCAATTAAGGGTGTGCAGATTTGTACAATCGCCAACAAACAAGACGCAGGAAGCCGAACTGGTCGCATGTTCTTCCGTATCAGTGGAACTGATTACGAGTCTGCTGATTTTACCCCAGCAGAAGCGTCCTATACGGCTTTCACGCATTTGGCTGATGTCAGCCCGGCGACTTCTTCAGCGTGGACAGAATCAGAAGTCAATGGAATGGAGGCGGGAATCAAAGTGCAAGCATAAGGGGCCAATATGGCAAACGTCATCCAGTTCATTGACGGCTTTGACCACTACCAGCCAAGCTCGGAGTGGTTCTATAAGTGGGAGATGTACAGCGGTTCGCTTCCGAATCAAGTGACAGGCCGATTCAGCTCGGGTCAGGCAATTCGATTTTCAACGTCGAATTGGGTTCGGAAGCAGTTCACAACGTACTCTGCTGCTTGGCGTCTTGGAATGGCTGTCTACATCGACACTAGCAGCGGCTCCAACGACTGCACTCTGATTCAACTGAAGGAAGATGGAACTTCGCACATCGAGCTGTGGATTGACCGCAACTTGAAGTTGCGAGTTAATCGGAACGGCACCCAAGTTGGTTCTGTAAGCACCAACGCTATGCCTTTCCAAACATGGTTCTACCTTGAATGGTACATCGTTTGTACCGATTCGTTGTCGAACGGTCACTGTACTGTGAAAATCAACGGTACAACCGAGTTGAATATCACATCCGGTGACACTCGAAACGGTGGAAGCGGTACTCCGAACTGGGTGTACATTGGTGGTGGTAATTTCTGGAACGTCTATATTGACGATCTAGTTATGACTAGCATGGATACAACCACCACTCCTACATTCCTTGGAGACAGGCGTGTTGTCACGCTTTATCCGAGCGGTGATGGAAATCACAGCCAGTTTGTTGGGTCGGACGGCAACAGCACAAATAACTCTCTGTTGGTCGATGAAGCCTCTGACATCAATCTTACAGATTATGTTGAGAGTGCTACAGCGGGTAACAGAGACAGTTATGCAATGGACAATGTCAGTCCGGCTCCGGCAACAGTGCATGCTGTTCAGGTGTGCGTGACAGGTGCAAAGCCCGATGCAGGTATACGTACTGGAAAATCGTTTGTCCGCATCAGCGGCACAAATTACGACAGCAGTACGTTCTACCCTTCGTCGTCTCCTCGGACACATTACAATCTGATGGAGACATCACCAGCAACAGCGTCTGCCTGGACAAGTACAGAACTGAATGGCTTGGAGGCGGGCGTGAAAGTAGAGGCGTAACATGGCAACAATGCTACGCCAAACACAGCTTGTTGTCGAAGTCCTAGTTAAGAACGCAGCTAAGCTGCGTTCTTATCAGGAAGTTGTCGAAGCTGCGGTTGGCGATGACAGTGCTACGCCTCTTCGATTTTACCAGGTGGTTGTTGAGGCGTTGATTGAGGAGGGGTCTGGAACCTCCTATGAAAACTCCCTTACAATCGCTGGTACTGCAAACATTACCCTGACTCCAGGAACAGGGTGGCCGCAGACTCTGTCAATCGATGGTACATCTGCCCTTACTGACCTTGATGGGTTTGTGTACCAGTTGTCGCAGACGATTGCTGGCACTGCTGCTTTGACTGGTGTAGACACTGCCGGCAAGAACGAATCAATTACGATTTCCGCTACAGCGGATATCGATGTTGATTTCCTGTACTTGCAACAGTTGGCACTCACAATTGCGGCAACTGCAAACGTTGCTCTTGCAGCAAATAACGGTAAGTTTTCGTCGCTTACTATTGCGGCGACTGCCAATTTCTTCAGTCCTGGTGGCGTTGTATATTTCATTCAACGCTCGATTGAAGGCACAGCAAATATTGCTGGTCTTGAAGGATTTGTGTACGAGAAATCGTTGCAAGTGGATGGAACGGCTGCTTTGGCAACCACATTCATCTACGTGATGAATCACACGCTAACCATTGCTGGTACAGCGGATATCACAACGACTCATACGTACTTTGCAAATCCCACGCTGACAATTGCTGGGACGGCAGCTCTAGCTAGAACGCCTGATGGCGTTTGGTTCGAGTCATTGTCAATTCCTGGAACTGCTCGTATCTTCATTGAGAATATCTATGATGTTCTCTTTGTAACGGCAGTTACGGCAGGCTTCACAGCAGACGTATTCAAAGAAGCTCCTGGAGACCAAAATCCGTCTTCAATTAGCAGCTTCAGTGCGGTTGGTCAATGCGTGTTCAACAGACCTGTGTCTCAGACTTTGGCTTTGACGCATGCCGTCATCGTCAAGAAGCCTCAGCAACAGGCTCAACACACAATTGCATTCTCGCATACGGCAGTTTGTAAAAAGATTGCCATGAAGTTGGTCACTCAATCGATCACCTTCACACAGACAGCGATTGCCGTTCGTGCAATCAATCAGTCGATTGTGTTTGCACATAGTGCAATCTGTCAACGGATTAAGTCTAGGTCTGTTACGCAGACCTTGAACTTGACACATACGGCTGCCCGAAACAATGTGATTTCGCGATCTCTCACACATTCGTTGGTTTTCAACCCTCCGAATCTTGAGAGATTGCCGATCATCGGATCGCAAAATCAGACCGGGAACCGACAGTTCGAGTATTATGTTCCGACTGTCTATGCGGTCCTTGTTCCGAAAAAGTGCCTTGTTATCCTTGGCGTACCTTCGCAGACTATCATTCTGCCGTGTCCGATTTGGGGTGATTCTCAAGCCTATCAAGGCGAAATCAACTTGAAGCGGGCGATGACAGGCATCACATATACGTATGTCAAGAAAACTAAGACTCAGAAGTTGAACTATTCATTTGAGCTTGGGACATACAAATGGCTGGAGCTTCGTGATTTCTACATCAATCACAGTGAAGAAGTCATGTTGCTTCAAAATCATAATGCAGAAACTTGGCTTGTTCACATGGTCAATAATCCTCTGGAGTCTACTACAGAGGGCCGGTGGCAACCAAAAGGTGAGAAGTATAACGTCACACTGGAGTTCGAGGGCGTCAAGATAGGTGGATAACAAGATGATGAGTCCAACACTGCACATCGCTGGCGACCCGATCCACGCTGGCGCTGTTGCTCGCACTCTGTACGATGTCGAGTGCTGGGATAATTGGGTTCGGGACCGCAAGGGAAATCTTCTCCGGCGGCGGAAGACTCCGAAGCTACGATGGCGAGATAGCTTCTGGAACATCGTTGTTACGGTCGGCTTGAACACGTTGCTCGACTACACGTTCAAGACCGGCAGCGGTGGCACACCGGCGTGGTATGTTGGCCTGAAGGGTATGGGCACGATGGTCGCAGGCGACACAATGGCGTCGCATGCTGGCTGGTCTGAGCTTACACCCTACAGCGACTCAAACCGTCCGACGTTCACCCCAGGCACGATCGCCTCTGGTGCTGTTGATAACTCGGCCAGCAAGGCTGTGTTCAATATCAACGCTTCCAGCACGATCTACGGCTGCTTCTTGTCGAGCAACAACACCAAGGGCGGCACCACTGGTCTGCTTTATGGTGGCGGCGATTTTGGTTCGTCTCGTTCGGTCATCAATGGTGATACGCTGAACGTGACCATCACCTTGACTCAAGCGAGTGCGTAATATCTACTCCTGCGGCTATCCAATGGTCTGAGGTCAAGGAAAAGCGTAGGATTTACACTTTTCCTAACAACGAACAACTGATGTTCGAGAATGTCACGAAGGTCGAAGTCCGGCCTTCTGGCAAGCATCGGGTCGAAACAGCCGAGGGTCGGAAGGTGTTTGTTAACACCGGTTGGCTTTGGTTGGAAATCGAAACGGATACCTGGTCCTTCTGAGGATAAGTCATGCGAACAATCAAAGTAGGTGAGTCAGAAACCGTCTACTTTGACGTGTTCCTGACAGACAACGTGAGTCCGGCATTGAATGAAGCGGGCGGGCAACCGCAAACTTTGCTCAATGCCGGCACGTTCTCAGATAATGGCATCGGGGTACTCACCCACAATGGATACGGGCGATACTCTGCTACCCTTAATACTGGTTCACTTAGCGTTGCTGTTGGCGACGTTATTCGCACTCGGTACAAAGGGGCTGCAACGGCTGAGGCTTTTGGAGACACCTTTGTGGTTGTCGCAAGCGACAACAATGTTTCTCCTGATGCTGTCAGCGTATCTTATTATGGTAGCCTGTCTGGCGGCGATCTTTATTTTAGCCAGCGTCTCAACGTCAAGAAGTGGACGAATGCTGCCAATGCAGATAAAATCAAGGCTCTGACGATGGCTACTCAAATCATCGACAGGCTTAACTTCGCCGGGGAAAAAGCAAACAACGGCCAAGTGCTTCAGTTCCCGAGGAAGAACACCTATACCGATCCGGTCACGTTGACTGAGGCGGAAACAAAGGACGACAACGTGCCGTCCGATATCAAAATCGCGACGTATCTGGTCGCATACAAGCTGCTCGACGGTTACGATCCGGATGTACAAGCCGAAATGCTGGCTGTCGAGATGAGCAAGTACCAGTCAGTTCAAACATATTACGACCGGAGTTTTGTTCCGGAACATATGCGGGCCGGCATTCCTAGCTCCGAGGCTTGGAATTACCTCCGTCCTTACCTCCGCGATGCAAGGGAGGTCGAACTGTCGAGGGTCTAATGGCATACGGGGTTGAACAGAAAAGCCGCAATGTGGCAGTGGTTCGCATCCCCTATACCTCAAGTTTCGAGCAAAAGTTCCTTTTGACTGCTGATCGTCACTGGGACAACCCTCAATCTGACTGGGAACTTCAGAAACGGCACTTGGACCTTGCAAAGCGTTACAAGGCAGGTGTTATCGATATCGGAGATTTCTTCTGTGCGATGCAGGGGAAATTTGATAAGAGATCCAAGAAAGGTGATCTTCGTCCCGAACACAAACGCGACGACTATTTGGATTCACTGGTTGAAACTGCTGTTGATTTCTTCGCTCCATATGCAAAGCAGTTCATCATGATCGGCATGGGAAATCATGAGACCAGCATCCTGAAGAAGCATGAAACGAATCTGACCAATAACCTCGTTGCCAATCTGAACCGGCTAAGCGGGACAGCAATCTACAACGGCGGTTACTCTGGTTGGGTTAACTTTGAATGCGTGAACGAACGCTCCGGAAAAGTGGACAGCAAGAAGTTGTGGTATATCCACGGTTACGGAGGCGGCGGTCCTGTGACACGCGGCGTGATCCAGACCAACCGTAAAGCTGTGTATTTGCCAGATGCCGATGTTGTGATTTCGGGCCACACTCATGATGAGTGGGTTGTGCCAATCAGCCGAACACGACTCGGGCCTGATAACAGGCAGTATCTGGATGAACAAATGCACGTACAAATCCCAACGTATAAGGATGAGTACGGTGACGGCTTTGGCGGCTTCCATATCGAAAAGGGTCGTCCACCTAAGCCCATTGGGGCTATTTGGATGAGGATTTTCAAAGAAGATTCTCGTGGCCCTATCGAAGTTGATTTTCATCGAGCGCGCTGATTCCATAACCGTGAGTGGGAATCGGCCAACTAACAGTCACGGGTGTTTGAGGTTCAAATGGTTCTTCGTTTCCTGAATGCGTATCCTTGGTACACTGTATACGAGAATGAGGGCGGCGAGGGTGGGGAGGGCGGCGAGGGCGGCTCTGGCACCGGCGAGGGTGGCTCTAGCACCGGCGAGGGTGGAGAGGGCGGTGAAGGCGGCAAGGGCGAGAAGACGCCCAAGACCTTCACTCAAGAACAAGTCAACAAGATGCTCGCCGAACACAAGCGAAATCTTCAGAAGACTGTGGACACTCAAGTTAAGGAACTTGAGCAGCTCCGCAAGTCGAAGAATCTGACAGAGAAGGAGCGTGAGCAACTTACTGCTCAAATCCAAACTCTGAACGATTCGCTGCTTACCAAGGAAGAACTTGCTCGTAAGGAGCAAGAGAAAATCAAGGGTGAACATAAGCGAACAGTCGATTCGCTTACTCAAGAGCGTGATGAGTGGAAGAACCGCTTCACGCAATCGACTATTACTCGTACTATTTTGGACGAGGCTCACGCTGCTGAGGCTTACAGCCCCAATCAGCTCGTCGCCCTCTTGCAGGGCAATACTCGCTTGGTCGAGGTTACGGACGCCGATGGAAATGTCGTCCCCGGTCAGTACATTGCAAAAGTCAAGTTGTCTGACACGGACAAGGAAGGGAAGCCTGTTACTCTTGACATGACTGTCAAAGAGGCAATGAAACGGATGAAGGACCGGGCCGATGATTTCGGCAACCTGTTCAAGTCCGGTGTTGCTGGTGGTCTTGGAGACTCTAAGAGTCGGACCACTGGTAAGGACATTGATCCAAGCAAGCTCAGCGGCGCTTCTTATCGCGAGTGGCGTAAGAAGCGTGGCTGGTAACGCAAGAGGGTAACATGAACTTCCAGTTCCTGTCTGCTGTTCCGTTCCAAACTGTCTACGCGAATGACGTGGACGCCCTTATCCCCGAGCTGTGGGCGAATGAGTCGCTGGCCATTCTCGAAGAGAATATGGTCGCGGCCAATCTGATCCACCGCGATTTTGAGCCGGTGTTCGCTCGTTACGGCGACATCGTTCACACCCGTCGTCCGGGTGAGTTCGAGGCGAAGCGGAAGACGACAACTGATGACGTGACCGTGCAGGACGCGACTGCTACGGACGTGCAGGTCAAGCTGGACCAGCACATTCACGTCAGCTTCCTGATTCGCGATGGTGAGGAGACTCTCGCCTTCAAGGATCTGGTCGAGACCTACCTTGCTCCGGCAATGCTGGCGCAGGCTCGGTTCATTGACAAGGTCGTCCTCGGCCAGTACAGCCAGTTCCTGGCCAATGCTTACGGGTCGCTGCTGGGTCTGTCCAGCTCGAACGTCAAGGACCGTATCCTTGGCACCCGTAACATCATGAACATCAACAAGGCTTATGTTGAGAGCCGCCAACTGATTTGGAATCCGAATTCCGAGACAGTGGCTCTGAGCCTTGGCGAGTTCACCCAGGCGCAGGATGTCGGCGACATGGGCTTCGCACTTCGCGAGGCATCGCTGGGCCGCAAGTTCGGCTTCAACAACTTCATGTGCCAGAACATGTCCGATGTTCCGACCGGGAACACGACAAGCGCTGGTGCGATCAACAACGCAGCCGGCTACCCGAAGGGTCACGCAACGGCCATGACGGTGGACGGTATCACCGGCGTGATTACGACCGGGACGTGGTTCAAGGTCGTCGGTGAGGATGCACCGAACCAGGTCACAGCTCACTCCGAGACGCTGGGTAACACGACCAGCATCACGCCGCGTTACCCGCTGAAGGCCGCAGTTCTGGACAATGCGGTCATTACCTTCTACAGCCCCGGTGCCGTGAACAATGCTTCCGGCTACGCGGCTGGGTACGCGAAGGAGCTTGTGATCGACGGCTTCACCGTCGCTCCGAAGGTCGGTCAAATCGTCAGCTTCGGTGCATCTGGCACGGCTGAGATCTACACGGTCATGAAGGCAACGACCACGTCGCTGCTTCTGGACCGCCCGCTGGAGGCGGCTCTGGCCGATAACGCTCCTGTCAATATCGGTCCCGCTGGCAGCTACAACCTCGCGTTCCACCGCAATGCGATGACGCTGGTTGTGCGTCCTCTCCAGGCTCCGAAGGCTGGCACCGGCGCTCTCAGCACCGTTGTCAACATGAACGGTCTGGCGATGCGTGCCACGATCACCTACGACGGCAACAAGCAGGGCCACCTGGTCACGCTTGACATGCTGGCCGGTATCAAGGTGATCGACACCAACCTCGGGGCTGTCCTTCTGGGTTAAGCCTCTTGGTAAGTCTGATTTCCGCCCCACCCTCGTATTGAGGGTGGGGTGAGATCTCTCTAACCCGGAGGAACCTCATGGAACTTTCAGCAGTAACAGAGTTCATCAAGACAGTTGGCTTTCCGTCGGCTGTTTTGATTTTCGTTGGTATTGCGATCTGGAAGGT